AAAGGTCTTAAAAAAGTAATAAACATTACTTTGCCGACTTCTATTGCTAGAAGGGCTACTATTACTACTAACCAAACAGGTTATAACTATTTGGATACTCTGGAAGATGCAAATGGAAAGCCGTACTTACAGCCTGATCCAAGAGATAAGAGTGGGTACTTATTCTTAGGAAAGAAAGTCATTGTATTCGATGATGACATTTTAAGAAACAATGCAGATGGTAAGGCACCAATGCTTATTGGTGATCCTAAAGAAGCCTATACTTACTTTGATAGAGAAAGACTTTCTATTGCGACTTCTAAAGAGGCTGGTTTTGAGAATGATTCAACGAAAGTTAGAGCAATCATGAGAGGTGATGGTTCGTTCTTTGATAAGAAAGCTTTACACGTAGTTTATACACCAGTAGAGTAGGTGGTCGATTATGTTGAGCTTAGAAAGCGTTAAGCAGCATTTAAAAGTAGAGTTTGATGACGATGATGAAAAAGTTATAAAACCAATGATTTTAGCAGCTGAAGGTGCTTTGAAATTTGCTACTGGAAAGAAGACAACCGATTATCTAAGTTCAGAAAATAAAGAGCTTGCATGCATGGCGTGTAAGCTCTTAATAGGTCATTGGTACGAGAATAGATCAGCGGTTGCTATAGGAACAATTACAAAAGAAATGGAATTTACCGTTAGTAATATTTATTTTCAGCTGAAATACGGGGAGGATGTTGCTGATGAATCCGGGGAAACTGAACAAACGAATTAAATTCTGTGGTTTAGATATGAATTATAAGAACGCAGCTGATGAAATTGACCCTAAAAATAAAGAATTATTTTCTAAATGGGCAAGCTATAAAAGTAATGCAAGTGCGCCAATAGTTATTGACGGTAAACAGTATATGAAAATGTCAGCTGAAATAACAGTGCGCTTTGACAAAACCATTACTGATGATATGACCGTTGGTGTAAATGATAAGATTTTTGAAATTGATGCCATTGAGAATGTTGACGAGGCTAACAAGTGGTTGGTGATTTATTGTAGTGTGGTGAGTTGATGAGTGATACAGATTTTAATGTTGATGAGCTTTTAGAATTTGAGCAAGACTTATTGAATAAAGTAAGTACCACTTATCCTGAAAAAGCAATGAAGTTATTAGATGAGGTTTCCTCAGAACTTGTGGGTGATCTTGAACGAGACACACCAATTTCCGACAAGAAAAAGCGTGATTCTAAGCGAATGAAAAATCGTTGGAAAATTGGTAAAATCAAGAATACCTTTTATGGGCAATCAGTCAATGTGAAAAACACAGCACCCCATGCCTGGCTTTATGAGAATGGTCATATAGCTGAGAATGGGAGATTTATAAAAGGGAGTCATATGTTTGAACAACGCATTGATATTATTGAACAAGAACTTCCACGAAAAGCACGAAAACTTATTGATGAAGTGTTTGGTGATTAAATGAAAATAGTTGATATTAAATTGGCCCTTACTAAGCTTATAGAAGCGTATGAAGTAGGGGCTATTATTATGGCCAATGAGAAGAAAGATGTAAAAGGACGTCAGTATTTTGTTGAATTAGTTCCAAGTGGATTTATTAAAGTTGATCACTTGATTGATAAATCTTATTGGGTCTATATACGTTGTCATGATATAGAAAGTACTCATCTTAGTAGATTAGAAACATTTGAGTTTATAAGCGAAGTACTTCTAAATGGTCTAAGTGTCCTAGACCGTGTATTACATCCGTCGAACATTGGCTATGAAGAAATTGAACATGTATTAGAAATAAAATTTAAAGTCGAGTTCACTGATGTCATTGAAGACACTAGTGAAAAAGTAATGATGCAAGAGTTAGAAATGGAGGTATAGATGCAAGGTTTACCTGAAATTTTAATAGAGTTTTTATCAAAAGCGGTTTCTTTTATTAATAGAAGTTCAAAAGGAATCGTTGCTGTAATTTTAAAGGACGGAACTGAAAATCTCGTAGAGAATGTTTATAGTGATTTATCAAAGGTTAAGATCACAGAGTGGACTGAATCAAATTATGATTTGATTAGTAAATGTTTTATGGGTAGTCCAATCAAAGTTATTGTCATTCGATTAGCGGAAAATGCAGCTGATTATTCAGCGGGGTTAACCATTTTAGAAAATAGAAGATTTGATTACTTGGCGGTACCATTTGCAAATAGTACAGATACGGCTGCCATTTCATCGTGGATTAAGGCGCAAAGATTGCTGAGAAAAGATTTTAAAGCGGTACTTGCTAATGAAGCTGGTGATAATGAGGGAATTATTAATCTTACTACTGAAGATATTAAAGTAGGTGAGAAAATATACTCAACTGGTGCTTATACCACACGTATTGCTGGCATACTTGCTGGTTTATCGTTATCGATGTCTGCAACATATTATGTTCTTACGGAAGTTGATGATGTTAAGGCTGTTGCAGATCCTGATGCAAAGATTAAAGCCGGGGAATTAATCTTGATCAATGATGGCGAGAAAGTGAAGATTGGTCGTGCGGTTAATAGCCTAGTGACTATAGCAGAGCCGAAAAATCCAAGTTGGAAAAAGATTAAGATTATCGAAGGTCAAGACATGATGAATAGGGATATTAGTAAAACATATGCTGATAAATATATAGGTAAAGTCCCTAATACTTATGACAACAAAATGTTGTTTTTTTCAGCTGTTGGGACGTATTATACAGGGCTGGAAAAGTTAAATGTCCTTGATCCTGATTTCAATAATTATATGGATATTGATGTAGAAGCGCACGCTGAATTAATCACTTTGGCGGGGCTGAATCCAACAGAAATGAAAGTCAAAGAAATTAGAGAGTATAATACAGCGTCAACGGTCTATTCAGCTGGACAGGTTAAATTCCTTGATGCAATGGAAGATTCAAAGATGAGAATAAGCATGTAGGAGGTGTGATATGTCAGAGGCAAGAAGACAGGTAAATGGTAGCTTTGGCTTTGTTTGGTGGGATGGCGAGAGAATAGCAGAAGTATTATCTTTTGAAGCAAAGGTTATTGCCAACAGAGAAGATGTGCTTCAATCAGGAACAACAGATATTGATTCTAAAATGATTAATCTGAAGGGTGAGGGAACAATGAAAATTAAGAAAGTTTACTCACGAGGGGCAAAAAAATTACTTGCAGCTTGGCAACGTGGTGAAGATGTAAGAAGTAAATTGGAAGCAAAAGTTGATGATCCTGACGCCTATGGTTCTGAGAGAACAACTATTGATGGTGTGTGGTTCAATGAGATTACAGCATTACAATTTGAAACAGGACAAAAGTTAGAAAGAGAATTATCGTTTGGATTCCCAGCATCACAATTGAAAATGAAAGAAACTATTTAGGAGGAGAAATTATGAAGGCAATTGGCACAAAAAAAACAGCAGCTAAACCAAAACGTGTGACACTTGAGTCATTGGTAAAAAAGGGTCTTGAAATTAAAAATCGCGAATTACAAAAAGCAGAAATATTTGTTGAGTCACTAGGTGGAATTGTTGTGGTTGAAGAATTACCATATCAAGTTATCAACGAGGCACTTGAACTAGATGAAACAGATGAAATGATGATATACGAATCAGTTATTGAGCCAAACTTAAAGGATAAAAGCCTTCAGGATTCACTTGGTTGTGAATCACCTGATGATATTGTAAGAATCTTACTTAAGCCTGGTGAAGTTGCAGCACTATCAAAAGAGATTATAAAATTATCAGGTTATGGTAGTAACTCTGTTAGAAAGGTTAAAGATGACTTAAAAAACTAATTAAAAGTAATGGTGATGCTGATCTATATCATTACTATATTCAAAAAGGATTCACACATACTTTTCTCGATTCTTTAAAGCCCAATGAGAGGCTTTTTTATTTTGTCTCAATGAACATAGCTAAAGAGGAGCGAGCAAAGTTACTTGAGAGGGGTGTGATGATTGGGTAAGAAAAAGGAAGTCGGCGCGATTCTCACGCTGAAAGATAATTTTTCTGCAACGCTTAAAGGCATTAGGAGAGAACAAAACGCCTTCCAGCGTGAGGTTGCATCCACAAAGAAAGAACTTCAGTCAACTTTC